CGAATGCTTTTCCAAGTTCATAAACTGCAAACATTAATGCTCCAATTGCGGCAACTGCAATTACTATTGGTGCGGATAATCCTGCAATGATTGCACCTATAGTTTCAAGAGTAGGAGCAACTATAGCTAATATACCTCCAAGTGAATTGATATATCCAACTAGTAATAAAACTGCTGCAGCCATAACTCCTATAGCAATAGCATCTTTAGCCCAATCTGGCAAACCATTCCATGCATTTTTCAAAAGAGTTATTCCATTAGTAATTGCATCAATAGCAGTAGTTATCAAGGGAGTCAATGGAACGATAATATCAGATAATAATCTTCCTCCACTTACGGTGAGAGCTTTATAAGCATCATCTAATGTATAGATTCCTTGTGCAGTTTCAGTGAACCCCATTTCATCCATAGTTTTATTTATAGAATTCATTAGAGATTTCGTATCTTCAAGGTTTCCATTCCAACCATTTTTGATAAGCTGGGCTTGAGTTATACCCAATTCTTGAAGTCTTTTGAATTGACCATCCATTGCATCAGATACTGCAAGAATTGCATCTTCTTGAGTACGTCCCTCATTTACGAATGCAGAACTCATTACTGCAGTCATTTTAGTAAGCTCTCCCATCTGGTTTTTAGGGATTTTGAGTTTTACTCCTAATTCCATTGCAGAAGCTCCCACTGCATTCATATCTACTTTACGAAAAGTAGATTGCATATCATCGCATTCCTTATGGAATGATTCGAGTTCTTTTTCAGACATTTTAAGTCTTTTTCCAAATGCTTCAAATTTTCCTGCAGCATTGATGGATTCTCTTGCAGATTGCATCATACTATTAACAAGATCATAACCAACCATACCAACAGTCATACTTGCAGCACTACGAAGGAAACCCATCCCATTACCTGCAGTTTTTGCAGCATTACCAAAATTTTTAAGGCTTGAAATAGCTGAGTTAATAGATGATTTAACATTGGACATAGTGGATTTGGCTTTATTTTTAACCATATTCCACTTATCAACCATGTTAGATTTAATAGTATATCCAAAAGCCAATATTTTTCCTTTAGTGCTATCAAGAGAATAACCTAGGCTACTAACATGGACTTTAGCTTGTTGTAAATTTCTATTAATACTTGGATCTAACTCCATCTGTGCTAAAGCAGTACTTGCTGATTTAGCATTCACATTAAATTGACTGAAATTTTTTATTATAGTCTTCTGCGACTGACTTAAACTATCCCAACTGGTTAATGCTTTTTGACTACTTGTAGATAATTGTTGAAACGTATTCCTCCCAATGGACCCTAGTCTCTGCATATCTTGCATTACATTCCTACTTTTCGTATCAAGACTCCCCATTTCCATTAATGCTTTCTGTTGAGCCTTTGTAAGTTGACTAAAACCAGTGGTCCCAGCATTTCCTATTTGTTGCATATCTTTTTGAACTCTTTTTGCAACTTTTGAAGCCTGGTCCTCTGCTTGAATTACAATCTCAATTATATGTTTTGAAACCATTTTAATCTACTTTGTTCATTTCTTCATACAAATCAGAATGCCCTTTAGTTAAAAAAATAGTTTGTGCAAGGGTTAATTCTGATTGTTTATTCGCTAATTTATAACCATTATAATCTAGCCAAATCATTTGACGAGTTTCATTCGGATTCATCTTCATGAAATTCTTCTACGTCTTCAGTTAACTCTTCATCTTCTAGGCCAGATAATTCTTTCACATAACCATATATCTCTTTGAAAACTGCATTTTTTAATGCTCCTGCTTCTTCATCGGTCCATTTTTCACCTTTGCAGGATAAACTTAGTGCAACTGCCCTTACTTGTGCATCATCTTTTGCAGCATTTGCTTTAGCAACATTAATTCTTCCCATACTCTCAACAGAATTAGTCACTCTTCTTCCTCTTCTAGATTTCTCTTGAGTTTCGAAAGTGCCTACTCCTTTACTTTGTATTTGGTCTATCTCTGAAACTTCTTTTTGAGATAAAGGTCTAAGAACTACACTTCCATCAGCACTTTCAAGTTTAAATTCTGTTGTATTTTCAATTCCATTGAGTAGTATTTCTTTAGTTAAAATTGCCATCTTTTTCACCTTTGTGATAATTGTTTAAAAAAAATAAAGGCAAGTATAATTAAATCATACTTACCTTACCATTTTCCACTTTAAATTATTCAACCTTTAAAAAATCTTAAACTTATAAAAAATTTAAGTATTAAGCACCTATTTCAGATACATCATTTACTAATTTACAGTAACAATCAGTAGTTACAGTAGTTTCCCCATCTGCAAGAGTTACTCCACCACTACCTAGAGCTTGAAGACTGAAAGTAGTTTCAATCTCATCAGATTCACTGGATTCATATTCCACATTTACAAGACATTGTGGGAAATACATCTCAAGAGTAGTGGTTGGATCTTCACAAACAGCAAAAATAATTTTCATGTTCAATACGAAAACTTTACACTCTGTAGGAGTGTCACTATTTGCACCATGCTCTGCTTTCTTGATTAATTCCAAGGTAGCAGCACGGAGAGTACTTGTTAAACTTGGAGTTATTTCTCTTTTTTGAGCTTGTGGTTTAGCTTGAGGGAATCTGCTTCCAATACCAACAGTGCTATCAACATTCAAGTTATTTTTCATTTCAAGACTAAGGCTACTTACCACACCAGGAGGAGTAGCATCATCCAATTCAAGGCTAACATCATAAGCCATCAATGGGATAGCATCATTATATGCTTCTGCATCAGTAAGGTCATAGGTAGCTTGATTAATCTGTTTAATAATCTGATTCTTGTACACCCAATCTTCAGCAAGACTAACAAGTTCATCACTTGCTTCAATCTTAAGAGTGTCAAGCAACAATCCATTTATACGTTTTTCAAATTCATCAAAAGTAGCTACTCCTTGGAAACTGCAAAGGTCTTGACTCTCTGCACCATAAAACTCATGAACATTTGGATCATCATTTTCACCTTCAGTGAAAACATACTGGTCAAAGAAAGCTCTTAATGAATGACCAATTGTTTTAAGGTCCATATAAGATTCGACGCTTCCAGTTGGTTTTGCCACTCCTGGTCTTGCATATTGGTTCATACGTGAACCAAAACCTATAGTAACAGGCTCATCATTAAGCTTGAAGTCACCTTTACTAACCTTTTTATGCCAATCTGGAGAAACACCTGCTGAAGGTATTGCTTCTCCATAAGTGGTTTCTTTTTTTACTCCGAAAATTCTTAATACCATAATAATTAACCCTTTTTCATTTACATTTTAACCAATCAACAAGATACTCAATATCAAGAATAATACTTGTTGCAGGTATTTTAGTGTTTAATCCTTCTAATTGAACTTCTCCAACAGGATAAAGTGTACGGAATGTGACATTTTGGAAAATTCTTCTACCTTCTATAACTTTATGCTTGTTTTTTAGTATTGTTTCACCTACTCTCCAAGCAAGGTCTTTTCCTTTTATTTCAGATTGTTCAATATCATCATCATAAACAACACACACAAATTCAAATGGTGTTGTGAGATAAATACTTGAAAGAGCATGTTTGGATTCTACTCTAGTTGTAGGATGTTCAAATAACCAGACGGCAGGCAAATCCATATCTTCATCTAAACGGTATGAAGGAATGAAAGTTTCAACATCAGACAATAAACCATCATTAACCATCTCATTTCTAATACAACTTTTAACTGCAGAAGTTATTTCAGCTCCATTTTTTACAAGATTCATATTAGATTACCTCTTTAGCAGCACGGATAATTAATCCTTCAATTTGTTCGCTTGTTTCTTCAATACTTTTTTCAACAAATTTTTGAGGTCTTTGACCTCGAACACTTTTCGCAAAGAAATGTTGTCCGTTTTTCTCCCAATGTAAAACTTTAGCTCTTACTGGTTTGATTCTTCTTCCGAAAGGACCATATATTCCAGTACCATCGTTCACGAATGGGAGATAATGTTGAAGATTAGTTATAATTGCAGTGTTTTCAGTTTTTTCAATACGGTAACTTGCCCTTGCAAGTCCCTTATCTGCAGGAGTATTCTTAATAAGATTTCTACGAACACGTTTTGAAACAACATCTACACTTTTACTACGAAGTTTTTCAAAATCAGAACTGTCTAAGTTGAGATGTGATAAATCTACTTTAACTTTCATATTTTGAATACCTGCACTTTTCTTTTTCTCTTGTATGGTTTTAGATCATGTTTCAAATCGTCAGTGAAAATTGCACTTGATACTCTTTCAACTTTCCAATCATTCACTTTTATAATTGGGGAGCTTTGTATTAGTTCCTTGTAATTCACCATGTTTGAAACAAGTCTAATGCATACATTTTTTACACCTGGAGGAACATCATCATCTTGGAAGGATTTTTCACAGTAATTCTCTATAAGGTCTTCTGCTTGACTTATCCATTCATCCAAGATGTCATGTAATGCTCCAATGTCATCTTTATCAAGTTGGAATTGTTGAGGTTTTAAATGTTTTATGAGTATTATTTCTTCAGGCGTACAAAAACTCATAATTAACTAAACCTCCATTATTTTTTTATTGTGCTGTCATAGTGATAGAAAGTGATTTGTTTTCTTCACTAATTACTACATCTTCTGAACTGGTATAATCATTGTAACCAGAACAAGTTGCAGTGACTGTGTAAGTTCCTTCTGGAACTTCTGTTATATTGCATCCTCCAGCACTACCTGTTTTTCCAGTGTATTGGTGGTTTTCAGAATCCTCTAATACTACATCCACGTTTTGGATAGGGTCTGTACCATCAGTTACACTTACTGCTACGGTAACTGTAGTTGTAGTTACAGGTTCTTCTGCTGGAGGAGTTATGCTTCCTTTAAGAATGCAAGAGCAGAAGCATCGTTCGCTACAAATTGGATGTCTGCATACATGGTGGAAGCAATATCCCAAGTGTTAGCACGAAGGTTGAAATCAGATTCAACAATAATGTTATCAGGATCTACTAAGTATTGGATGTTTTCTCTGTGAGTCAATATGATTGGTTTTTTGGTGAAACCATTTCTTAATGTGCTGAATGCAGGAATTTCAATGAAAGGAATATCTTCAACAACAACTTGTTTATCGTCAGTAATGTAGGTCATTGCATCGACATTGTCTTTGTTGTCTGCAATGAATCTTGCTACTGCAAGTTTTAATGCTCTAGGTACAAGCATTGCCATTCCTTTATCTTCAATATATTTTTCTGGGAATGTATCGATGAATGCTCTAACTTCTTTTAATGGGTTACTGTCGGTATCGGTTAAGTCGATTTCTCCAACATCAATGTCCCC